ATACAAAAGAGCATTGCCGCCAACCATCAAATGCTTGATCGCTTCAAACAAAGCAGGCCGTGTTTGCAGCTTGTCCAGCTTGCTCAGCACTTGGCGTTCAACATCAGATAGAGCCACGTCCATCTGACTCAACACATCCTCTTCAAGCTGCCCGGTTTGCTCCAGGTATTCCCTGATCTGACCTTTATCAATGACCAACCGAAAGAACGGTTGGCTTGGGGGATACAAACTCAACAGCAACTTGGCGCTAATCCCTGAAACACCACGAGCACCTACGCCTTGATACAGGCTGATCAACCTGTTGTATGGCTCAGCTCCCGTCTGATAGTTCTGATCGCTTTCAGGGATCAATGACGGGATCGTCAAGGCACTGCAATCAACAGCCCGGTTTAGATACAGGCTGCGATAAAGCGTCAAGCCGTCGAAACGGCTTTGAGCTGTTGAGTTGTTGTTAATCATTTAGGCAAGCTGTAGGCCAGCAAGAGGGCTTTTGGTTGTTCCGAGGCCAGACAACAAGGTGAGATCACTCAGTTGGTTGTCTTGCCGTCTGCGACGGTTAGCTCTACGCCCATCGCCATAGCCAATAGAGGATGCCGTTGGGTTGGCTTGTGGCACGTAGGCGTTAGCCATGTTTGCGCTGCGACGTTGCTCTGCAAGGAAGGCATTGTTTGCAGCGTTCAACTGTTCGTCAGCGAAAGCCTGAGCAGTATTGAAATCTTGTTGCTGTTGAGCCATTCGCGCCTCAACAGAATCCATTTGCCCAACGAATAAATCGTTGAGGTTGGCAAGAGATGCAGCACTGGCCTCAGCCTGTTGCGTTAACTGCTCCTGATAAGCAGCTTCGCTAGCTGCGGTCTGTGCTTGCAGATCCGCAATGAGTGTTTCGTAAGCACTTGCTTGGCTTACGTCTTGATTGCTGAGATCGCTTGCAGCACTTTGCCCCGCAGCGGCGTCTTCTCTCAGGGCGTTCCTGATGTCAACGAACTTGCCGGTGTCACGAGGAGCACCGCTACTGCTTCTATTGCTACCTGAGCCGCTCTTTCTGCTGCCGCCGTCCCAGCCACCGCCTTTAATTTTTAAAGGGACGTAGGCATTCTGGCTTGCTGTAACGGACGCCGACCGCCTTTGGTTTTTTCGACGGTTTGTCGTTTTTCCCCGTGACTTATTGATCTGAAAGTTGCGGGTTTTGTTTGAGCTAATGCCAAGCTTCCGCAGCTTCCTCTGTTCACTTCTTGTGACCTTATTGTCAGCAGTAACTCTTGCTAATACCTTTCTCCGCTTTCTTTTATTCCGCTTCCTGTCGTTCCCCTTGCGGCTGCTTTTACCTTTGCCTTTGCCTTTGCCTTTACGACGTTTAGCCATGGGTCAGTCCTTTGAGGAAGCGGATAACGGAACGTTGCCCTGAAGCGTACCTAATTTGATCAACAGAGTCAGTCAAATCAGGCGTGCGCTCAGGAAATAAAATATCTAACGAGTCCATCATGTCACTGGTTAGACGTTGGCCAATAATTTTCTTCAGGACTTCAGGGTTGGTGGTATCCAAAGATCAACAGTGCGCGTACTTACATCATACTCGCTTGCTCTAAGTATCCGCACTAATCTTGCCTGCAATGTTGCCACTTCTTCTGGGCAGCGCTTGTCTTCTTTTTTTGTGAGCGCTTTTGCAAACTGCTGAACAATTTCTTCCCAACATTCCACAGGTTGTGCGATGTCGAGCTTGTCAACAATGCGCTTTGCGTTGACTTTGCCGATTCCGGGACACCCGGAGATGTTGTCAGTCGAGTCACCTTCAAGGATCTGTTCGTAAAACTTTCGTGTTGCTTGGTCATTGGTAATAGTCCATGAGGTTTCTTCTTTCCAAGGCCAGTGGTGCTCGCCTGGAATCTGGTCAAGATCTTTGTCACCGCTGACGATGACGTGCTTCTCGTTGGCATCAGTCAGGGCTGTAGAGAAGATCCCCAGCCAGTCATCAGCTTCAATCTCATCGTGCAAGTAACTGGTTTCTTCCTCCAGTAACTCTCGCTTCATACGTGTCCATCCCACAGGCTTTTTCATGCCTGCTCTGTTGGCCTTGTAATCAGGAAAGATCCTGCGGCGGAACGCACTTGGCCCAGTCCAGAAGAACAAATGATCTCCGGTCTTGAACTGCTTCCCCATCGCAGCAACGTGGTCCCAGAACAACTCTCGTGTCTGACCAATGTCGGCGTAGCGAATCCAAACCTCGTCGCCCATATCGCAGTCAACCTCCAAAGAAGTCATCGTGCGAAAGAGCAACATGTCTGCGTCAATCAATAGCGTCATGAATCAAATCCTTTTGTAGTTTGTGCATTGCTTGTTTCATAGCAGTGGCATAACCCTGCCAGTAATTGCGATCAGAGTGATCACGCGCTTTGTTCCACTGATGAATCGCTTCCTCCATCTGTTGTCGATACCAACTGGCGATAGTTGCTGGGTTCTTCGTCATGGAGGATTGAAGCGTGAAGTAAATCAATGGCGTGTTGAAGTGCAAAGCATTCGCCTGCGCAATATCCAATCCAAAAGGCACGCTCACCTTCTGGGTCTTCACCTTTACCCTTGTCGTTTGCAAGGTCTTGCTGATACCTTGCCCTGGCCTTTTCGAGATGGCTTTCGAGAGTCCTTACATACCCTTTTGATACGCATGACTCTCCTCGAAAATGCACTTGCCCGGAAGAAATTCCAGCTTGCTCATCATTCCGACTGTTCCTTTGATCCTGTTCTTTTTGAGCCAGCATGATGTGAGATTGGGGTTTTCTTTATCGAGTGGGTTGCGCTGCAGCATCCAGATGTAATCAGGGATCTGAGCTAGTGAATGTGAGCCGCGAAGCTCACTCAGTGATGGTCCGTTTTCGTTGCCGCCCTCTTCATGAGCGGGGCCGAATCCTCCAGATCTTGATAAATGGGACACGACCACAAATGTGAACTTGAGCGACATGGCAAGCGTCTTGAGTTCCTTGATCGCCTTATCAATAGCCCTGCGCTGATCAACATTGAGAGCAATACCATCAGCGAGTAGGGCGAAGTGATCAAGGAATACGACACGACATTCCTCGTTAGTAACGTAATGTTTAACGGTGGCAATAAATGTCTCAAAGTCATCGCCACCAAACTTGTCAAGCAAGAGCAAGTTCGGGGCGAATGCTTTTAAGGCATCCCGCATCTGCGGCTCCTTCCTTTGGCGCTGCGCAGCAGGCAAAAGATGAAAAGTGGTCTGCATCTGCTCAGACAACATGCGCTCAAGTGTTGTCGTAGCTGCCTCTTCTAGGCCGATGTAAGCGACCTTGGTGCCATTACGGCATAAGTGCAGAGCCATTGATCTGGTGAACAGCGACTTGCCAATGCCGGTGCCACCGCCAATCAGCCACAATTCGCCCGGTTTAAGACCTTCAGTTGCTTGGTTCCAACCAGCCCAATTAAGGTCCAGGCCTCGATCCTCCGTTGGATGAAGGACAGCATCAGCCAAATCCATGGCGTCAACAACACCTTCTGGGGTGTATTTCTTGGCCTTGCGAATGGCTTCCCGAATAGCAAGACCGTTACCGTCCACCCATGCCTCATTGGCATCTTTGTATCCAAGGCCGCCAGCAACGCGAGCCTTAACACCAATCATTTCGGCCGCTTTAGCCGCCCAGTGCTGGCCAAGATTTACGCCATCCTTGTTTGGCTTGTCGTTATCAAAAAAAATCGTGACTTTTTGGAAAGAGCTGATGTACTTGATGTTGGCTTGCAGGTTGTTGATACAAGCGGTGACGCCAGACGTAATGCTGACCGCCACAACAGGGGAGCCGTGTTTTAAATACGCCTCATGCACTGACATGGCGTCAATCTCACCCTCGGTAATGACGAGATGATTGCCGGTGCCAATGTGTTGCCCAAAGAGTTGAGTCCCTTTTGGTATATCGCCTTGCGGCTCCCATCTGATTGTCTTAGGCAGGATTCGGACATGAGCGGCACAGTTCTGTCCGTCCGGCCCTTTGACCATGGCTAAGTGAGCAGGCTGCTTCCGATAAAAGCCTTGTTGATAGTCGTACAGCCGACAGGTGTGAGCGGAAATCCCGCGTTTTTTAATGTCGGCATACACGCCAGCAGGCAAAGGCTTTTGAACGGCAACCTCTGTTGTTGCTAGACGTGCCGCCGCCGACGTCTGCATTGCGAGTGGATCAAAAGTAGCCTTCATAAAATGTTCTCCGCAGACGAAGCAGTGAATCGAGCCGTCGTCGGCACTAACGGAAGCACCGTCTGAGGATCCGCATCCTTCTTTGTTGGGGCACGGAATGTGAGTTTTCGCCCAGTTACCCATGAGTGGAGAAAGTCATCTGGAATAGGGGTTGGACACCAGGCAATTCCAAACTTTTCTGCCCATTGGCAGTAGCTGGTTTTGCTGGTCTTGCTGATTTTCTGGTGTGGTTTCTGGAAGGCGATAAAGATCGGGAGAGTTGGATGCCGTTGAATAACCGCCAAGAATTTG